GTAGAGATAACAGTAGTATCAATGGCTAGGGTTCCAGTTGTAGTAATTGTTCCCCCAGTTATGCCTGTGGCATTATTTGTGGCTACTGAACTAACAGACCCTTTGTTATTAAAGGCGGTCCAATCAGCCGAGCTTAAAGCACCTCTATTAGTAGCTGAGGCGGTAGGCAAGTTAAAGGTGTGGGTAGCCGTTACTGATGATATGTTAAAGTCAGTACCCGATGTGCCAGTTACTAAATACTGAGCAGGGGCAGTAAGCCCATTTATTGCACCTATACCAGTTGTAAAGGTTGTATGCACCTCCCCAACATAGCCATTTTGTGTGTATAAAGTAACGGTCTTACCATTGGTATTTTGGATATAAAATTGAATAATAATACGATCAGTAACTGCCAAACTTGTCGTAGGGATAGATACCGCCCAAGTGTATAAATCAATAACACTACCGTTAGTAATTTGCTCAATAGGAGATGTGGCTATCGTTGTTATTGTGGAACCATCCCACTTTTCTACTTGAACATATATCTCGGCATTGTTAGAACCTCCGCCTGTTTCACTGAGATAGGCATCAATAGTCCAAACCCCAGCCGGAATTTGTAATAAACCAGGTTTGCCTGGGTCCGTAATAAAGTTGGCTATATTCCCAGTAGTAGCCCTTGTAAAGTTAGCAGCAGCCCCAGTGTTGGCCGTATCGCCTAACTCGTACATGGTAAAGCCACCAAAAGTACCCATTGAGACACCACCATTAAAGTAATAAATCTTACCTCCACCGCCACCGCCTGGGTTGCCAGTACTATCATTAAAAGCCCATAAATGATTGCCACCTCTGACATAAAAGACAGAATCAGACCCATTCTTTTTATAGACTTGCGTAACAAACTTATTGGTAGTGTCAACCTTACGCAAATAAGGAGACAACATAGAAGCTGTATCGCTGATATTTAGCTTGAGGTTAATCCTATTGCTAAGGCTGGCAGTATCTACCTTTCTAAGATAAGGGCTTAACATGGAGGCTGTGTCAGAGATATTTAGCTTTAGGTTTATTCTATTAGATAAAGAAGTAGTATCTATAATAGTACCTCTTAACTTTATCCATTGTGTACCAGTATAAGTATAAACACTTGAATCAGTCGTATTGTAGAATAAGGCCCCAGCATTAGTTGAACCCCCAGTCCTTAAACTAGCAGCCGTACCTTTAGGAATGTGAAAGGTAGAGTCAAACATGCCAGCAATCCAACGGTATCTACCATTGATATTAATATAGTTTGAGGGAGCTTGCCCAAAAGCTACTTGGCTGACTACTAACAATAAAACGAGCTTAAATATTCGTATCATAGATAACATTTATTGATTCTTGTTCTTCAAAAGGTATATTAGCATCAAACTGGATTATCCCAGTTGATGGATTATAATGCACTTGCCTACTTGTAATTAGTATGTCATTAACATTAGTTATTACATCGTAAGCCACCCCATTGCGAGCCACAAAGAGCATTTTGACATAGGCTATTGCCGCATCAAATACATTGCTATCTCCCGGCACTGGGTAATATGTTTGTCTCAATGTCATTAGTCCTTCCACATTGCCCAGACTGTCTCGCCTGGATTAAAAGGTATATTTGAATCAAAAGTAATCCTTCCTAATGCACTATTAAATAATGCAGTCCGATTTGATGGACTTCCCGTAGTGATAGGATCATAGACAGTACCCTCTCTAGCTATTCCCAGAATGGTCTTGCCTTGTAAAGTCTTGCCATAAACTGACAAGCCTTGTATTGCGTTTTGCCCTGCTGTTGTGGTCCAATAATCTGAATCGACATCCTCGTCAAAAGATGGGCTTGATGGGCTTACATCCATTAAAAAGGCTCCAGTGCCGATGATGTTTACCGTACATTGAACGAATGACTGCACATCCCCAGAGATAGGTAGGTTTTGTATTAAGGCCTCACCCTCAATCGTTCTGATATCCCCATCTAAGTTAGTGAATTCAAACTGCCATTCAAGGGCTGCCCTTCTTACCGATTCTTGTATCAGATAGAAAGGGCTGTAACGATTTCCATCATTATTTGTTACAAGCACCCCAGAAGCCGAGCCAGACCAATCGGTTCTCCTTATTCGCCTTTTTGTGAATAAGCCATCATTGACAGAGGTCCTATTTATTATTTCATTGGTCAACTCAAAGGAGCATGACTTGGCACAAAATACCGGATAGTAATTGCCCTCTACCTTAATAGAGGCAATCATATTGGACCCTTTGACTACTTTACCATCGTTCATTCTTGTATATATTTGAACGAATGACCTTCATAAGTTTTGGGGATTGTACTATCTACAACCTCAATCATATAAAGACCCCATTCGCAGTTATCGGTATCCTGCTCGTAATGTAGCAGCTTAAAGCCTTTGTTTGTGGTAGCTGGGTGTGCATCCTTTTGCCTATACAAATGTAGCAAATCTGGCAAATCTGGCTCACCATCATAAGTCTTGTCTGTGTCTAATCCATCGACAGTTGCCTCAAAAGCTGTAAAGACTCGGTTGTATTGATTCCAGACCGCTTGGTTCTGATGTTGGCCATAGGGTAGCTGATCCTCTTGGGGGGGGCTACCTTGAAACTCTATTGAGTCGTAAAAGTTGCCAGATAAAGTATAGTCATAGGCCTTTAACTGTGCTGCTCCTACCGTTTCGCTTTGTGTAGGCTCGGCAAAGGTTAAGATGGTCTTATTAGGGATAAGCGAGTATTCTACCGCCACAATGCGATACTTGCCATTATTAAGGCTAGTAAAGCTAACATCTACATAGTCATTGATGTTGAAGTAAGGTGTATAAAAGCCATCCAAATTAACCCCATTGCCAGCCGCAAAAATGGCATTGCCATTGTATAAAGTCTCGCCTAGTTCTGTTAGTAGTAATGCCCCTTTCATTTCGATTCTGGGAGCATCGGACATAAATACCGTTTCCTCTCTAACAGCCATGTTATCTACTTGCTGCTCAGAGGTATGCTGCTGCCCTTTGTATTTAGCATAAGAGCCATTTACCCGAGGGGTAAGGTTTATACTTAAATTGTTAAAGTAAATAGGGGCAAATATGTTAAAGTTGACTGCTAAACGAACCCAGATGCGGCCATCTGCTGGCACCTCTAATTCTGAGCTGATATTTGTATATTTAGGCAGCTCATCAGTTGGGTCTAAAGCACTATCAAGATTAGTCCTCCACATCTCTGTAAAAGGATTATCTGATATTGAAGCAGTTAACGGCTTTGGCTTACTGACCCATTGATTAATAATAGCCGATGGGCTTGTATTATCATATTGCCATGTAAAGTATTCCGTATCGGCTTCAAGCCAAACATGGACCGGGTTGATTGTGTTTATATTTACATCTTGACCGACATCAACAGAGATTTGCAGCCTATCCCCTTTTTGAACATAAAAGGGTGTACTTTTTAGATAGTGAATAAAGTCAGTACCACCAACATCTTCATGCTCGACTACAAAATATCTCTCTTTCTCATAGCCGTACTCAAATTCCTTAATCAGCTCCCCTCTGGCTCCTGCTTGCTGATAAAGGTCTAACCAGACCCCACCAGTTCCATCCCCAGCTCTTGCCAATACCCATCCCTCAGGTCGATAAACCCCACTGGAGTTGGCAGCAGTAGGATCAGGCGCAGAAACGACCTCACCCCTCTCAAAATCTATGTTTTGTACTATCTCGGCTGGGTAGTTGTACTCAAAGGTATGCTTGACCGCTTTATAAGGCCTTTGGAGGCTTAACCTGGCATCATCGTTCATAAAGGCCATGTCATACTCAGCCCCTATATCTTTGACCAGAAAGGGCGCATCATAAGCTATAGGCTCGCCTGTATAGTCAAACTTACAAACCCTTTTTATCGCATAACCAGCCTCATCGGTTGAACGGATAAACCAGACATTCTTTTGCTGGCTGATATCGCAAAACTCTTTCAGTAGCTTTTCGAGTACTGAATAGCAATTCTCTAGTTCCCCTATGCTCGTTTCAAAGGTCTGAGCATTAAGGTAAAGCATATTGTAAAAATGGTCTGCTGGCACATCGTATGTAGCAGAGACCTCTAGTAAATTCATTTCCACCCAGATAGGCAGTTGCAGCCCGGTCTTTTCTAAGCACCAGCTAATATATTTAATCAGCGGATGCGGACCAGTTAAGTATCGGCCCTCGTCATCTGTTAAAGGTAAATCTCTCAAAAAGGCTATGCCATCTGTGGCTATTAGTTCTAAAACATTAGGGTCTGGTTGAAAGGTCTGCCCTAAGTCGGATATAGAAAGCCAGCCAGTAAACACTATCTCTGTGTCTGTACCGACCGCAATCTCTACTTTATATTGATTATCGCCACCCCCTGCAAAGGTCATGGCATTGACATCATCATTAGTAAAAACCCTTAGTCGGCAGCTTTTACTTTTTATAGGGGTAAATTTATCTTCTGAGTTGTCAACGGTCTGAAATACCACAGGGGCATCGGCTGTCTCTAGCTCTACCTCTGTTAAGTCATTTTCAGCAGTATTTGTAATCTTTACATAGATAGTCTGCTCATTCGGGCTATTGTCCGAATAATCTACTTGCGTATTGACAAAACTACCTTTGTAAAAATTAGCCATTTACTCTTAGTTGACTTCTTTGTGTTCTGGCATAAGCCAGTAAAATATCTTGACCTCTTAGTACCGACATGCCCGAACCGCCCCCATTTGATCTACCAGCCATAAAGGACCCGACCGCATTATTGGGCACAATAGACCCACTTACAGCAGGCACAAATAGCTCTGGCCCTCTCTCACCTACCACATAAGGGCTACCGCCACTCACCGGACCACCAGTTGCCCTAAAGCCAGCCAATCTACCAAAGATTTGACCAAACCCTTGTGCCCCACCTAATCCACCAGGGAATATGGCTGATAAGATACCAGCCAAGATTGCTGTTGCAGCCAGCTTTTGTATTACTTGAACTAGTATAGCTTTGACTCCTTGGCCAAAGGCTTGAAACGCATTTTCACCTCTTGCCACCGCTTGTATCATGGCTTCTAAAGATGGTGTGATAACCCCAGCAATCATGGCTCCGGTCTCTGCCATATCTTTTTGTGCGGCTGTCAATCCCTTAAAACCCATAAATTCAAACTTCTTTAGCTTTTCTGCATCGATAGCTAAAAGTAAAGAAGCATCAAGAGGTTCAGTCCTCTTAAAATACTCTCTCATTTGGTTTTGAATCTCTGCGGCTACTGGACTAATACCTTTGGCAATTTCTACCGGGTCATCACTAAAACGCAACGGGATCTCAATATCTTGCTGTTGTAAAAACTCGCTAAAATCTAATTTGCCAGTTTTTATTTCTTTGGTTTTCTTTAACTCTACATTTAGATCAGTGAACTGATTAGTTAGGTTAAATAATGGGTTTAATGTGGCTCGTAACTCTTCTTTAAGATTTGTTATTATCTGACCATAAGTATCAGTAGTACCAATCAATCCCCTGGTTGATAGTTCTTGCTGTCTTTGGGCTATAAAGCCATCTGTTGTAGCTAAATTCTTTTGATTGATGGCAGCCGCCAATCTATCCTCTGCCGATATTGCAGAAAATGTAGAAGCCTTTTGCTGATTAAGCCCAAGTCTATCTTTCTCTCTTAATTGCTGAACTTTAATAATTTGTTCAGCTACTTTCTGTACCTCTTTGCCAATTTCCTCTTGCAATCCTTTTACGACTGCTTGATTTAATAAAGTATCTGTTATTTTAGCATAGGCATCATTAAGATTAGCTAAAGTGATACCCTCCTTATCAAGATTAGGAAGATATTTGGCATACTCTTGATTTAGGGCTGCTAAAGCTCTTTGCCTATCTGATTGGCTTGCATTAACATTTTGCGCTAATCCTACTAAGGAAGTAAGATTTACTAATTCAGATGCTACACTTTGAGCAAGTTTATCAGTTTCCTCTTTTGCAGCTTTTGAGCTTCTAGTCCATGCACTAAAACCTTGTATTGCAAAAGTGATGGCGGATGTTATACCAGCTATTGCAAGTCCAATACCAGCTGGTCCTATTAAAGACCCAGCTAATGCACGAATAGCCCCCCCGGTTGTACCAGTAGAGGTTTTTAATTGCCCGAATGAGTCAATTAAAGGACCAATGTTATTTTGAATGCCTATAAAACCAAATGGGGCATCTTGCACCACTCGGTTAAGGTTTGTAATGGCTTGATTGGCTTGATTAGCAGAACCGGGGAGCTTGCTGAATGTTGTGGCTGTACGATTAATAGTGTTGCCTAAAGCATTAGCACTTTTGCCAGTTTGATCAAGCTCATTTTGGACTTGATTTAACCCTTTTACGGCATTATTAACATCTGCCGCTATTTGTATCTGCAATTCAGCCATTCTGCTTCGTTTTTAGCCTTCGTAAAGCCTCTCTCTCTTTCTTGGCCTTTAGTAGTGCCCTGATTTGCTCTTGATCTAAATCTGTCTTAGATTCAAGCTGCCAGCTATCCATGACAAACCTAGCCCCATTCCCTTTACCTATCAGAGCCTCGCATATTAAGGCTGTCTGAAACCTCAATAGGATAGACTCTGTCTTTACCTTTTCGATATAGCCCTTTCTTAGCAAAAGGTACTCATCGACCTCAAGACCGTAAAAGTCAACCGGAAGCAGACCAATTTGCCCAAAGGCTTCCGACCTCATCTCATCCCAAGTTAAGGATTTGCCACTTGGGTTGGGGCTTCCCCCTGGTCTTTAGGTTTATTAGCCTCTACAAACTTATTGATAAGACTAGCGGCATCGGTCTCATCCATTGCACCGACCCAATCTTGGACCTGCTCAATAGAGATAAACTCCTTAATGCCGTTGACCTTGTTATAGCAGTTTAACCCACCATAAACGAGGCCGCAGATAAAATCAAATTGCTTGTCGGGCTTACTTAGAAGCTCGGACATTAACAAAGGGTCAGAAGATGTAGCCTCTCCGTAGAACTTTGAGAACCACATCTTACCGACATCCAATGTAACCTCTTTACCTCCGATTGTGTGTGTGATTTGTTTCATGTGTTATTAGCTTGCTGGTTCTGTATCAATGTCTCCCTCAATCTCGATAGTCATTGTGAACTTAGCAGTCTGACCGCTAACATTCTGCTGACCAAGAGCTGAAATCCAACCGTAGCCACCATGATAGATAGTCTCGGCTGAATCTGTCAGATGCCAGTACTTTTTAGTATTGTTGGCATACAGAGTTTGGAAATCATTAAACGAAGCCTCGTTAGCATCAGGAACTGTGTCAACTACCGCATTCAAGGTGAAACGGTTGTTCTGAGGTCCTAATACTTTCAAAGTTCCACAGTTAGTCTCATCACTAACTACGTTGCGGCTGCCATCGAATGATCCCTCACTCTGGCACACAGCCGACTTTCTTGCACTACTCGGGCTGTCTGAATATTCGATAAACATCACACTGCCGGAGATTGTTGTAGCATCTGCCATTTGTTTTTATTTAATTTTGATTAAGAATATGCTCATATCTGAGTAAAAGCCTGAATGTCTTTTCAGAGCCATCATCTTCGTAAAGTTCGGTCTCTGATTGTATGGTGATTTGTGTTATCTGATGGTCTGGTATTGTTATGCCAAAAGAATTAGGACCAAGAATAATCTCATCGTAAATCTCTTGGGCTATATCGTAAGCAGTCTTACTGTTTCCTAATGTAGCGAATTTAGTTAAAATATCCACCACAATAATAGCAGACTGAAAAAATGCAGAGTTATTGAGGTCTGTCTGGGTACTACCCTCTGACCTTATTAGTACATAGTTGCCATTCTGAGACAAAGGCACAGCATCCTTATAGACAGGCACCGATACAACCCCATTAAGAGTCTGATACCATTCTGTTTTTAGGTCGTATAGTGCGGTCTTAAATGCCATCTAATACTCTTGTTACATTCGTTATCAATCTCTCTCTAACTATGGGTATCTGCTTAAAGAAAAAAGGCTTCGGGCTTATTCCCTTTCTAAATATAGACCGAGCAATCAAAAAGGCTGCTCTGTCTGCCTCTTTACCCTTTGCAATCCCCTTTCTTTTTACCCATCCTTTGATAGCATCTATCAGCTTTAAAGTTCCCGATCCTTTTGCCCCCTTAAATTGACTGGCATACTCCTCGGTCCCTGGGTATGGGTTGAATTTGGTCTTAGTACCAAACTCGATAAATGGAGCATAAAAGGTGTTAGCAGAAACCTCGTAAACCATGTCTCCTACTTTGCTTTGGGTTATTGACCTTAACAAAGTGCCTCTATCTCCCCCCTGACTGGCTAAGTCTCTTTTGGCTAGGCCTACAAACTCTATGGCTGCCGCTTGTAACTCAGCATCGACCTCAATCTTTACCTCTTTACTAGCTGTTGCAATGCGACCTTTCAACGCATCCAACCCGATGACATTAACCTTAATCAAGCTCAAAAATTGCTAATGCAGTTACCTCCCAATAAAATCGTTTCTCACCTATCCTACGAACACCGCTAATAGAATAAGTTTGCCCAAAATACTCAATTCTGTAATCTGGGGTGATATTGTACCCCCTAAAAGGCAGCCTAAAAATTTTAGTATCTGACATCTCTGTCCGACCATCCGCTTGACTCCTTGACCCACCGCCATCCTCTACCTCAGCCCACATCTTGTAGGTTGTAGCTACCGACTCGGTAGCATCTCCATTGGCATCAATGGTCTGGGTATATTTTAGCAGCTTTATGGGCTTTAGGTTACCTATCATCCTAACCAGTTAGTAGTTTTGTATCTTGAAGCCAGATTCATGGCCTCGCGGCTCATGCCATCCACATTCTCATCCCCTCTATTAATGTATCTGTAAGCCACCTCTTTGTACATGGCATCTTTTAACCCTTTAGGTAAGTTGATAAAACCAGCCTCGTAAAGCATGGTCATATTTTCGTAATTGGGTGTCTTTAAGAGCCTGTTATTCAAAGAGACCTCAAAATCATCTGTGCTGATACTATCCCCCTCATCATCTTTTACATTCAAGATGGTATTTACTGGACCAAAGGGAATCTCAAAGTTGCCAGCCAAATTCGTGAACTCAATTTCCCATGTCTTAGGTATTAAGCTCAGGCCAGTAAACTCTTCAATCCTTTCTCTAGCTGACCGGATAAGCTCCGCTATCAAAGCATCATCATCATTAAAGTCAGATGATATACTTTCGGACTGATCAATAAACCCCTCGAGCCTGAGATAGTTTTTTACCTCGGCAACGGTTAAGGGCTCAGTCAACCCCGATTCGGAGGTCTGGTCCTCCCAGTCAATTAGTAGATTGTATAGCATAGAGATTTATTAAAAAAAGGGGCCAGCCGAAACCGGCCCCACCACATCAAACCACAGCACCTATATTAGACATTACCAAAGTCAGCATAGATAACAGCATCAGTGCGAAGGAGGTTAATGTCCTCAAAGCACTCAACACGAGCAGTTACTAAGTTCTTTTGGAAGTTGTCGCTATCCTCATAAGAGAACTCAACACGCAGACCTTCAGTCTCAACTCTTTCTACATAGTTAGAGTCGATGATCAGAGCCTTGTCATCAGTTACCCAAGAAGCACCAATTACAGGTACACCAGCGATACGTACGTTACCAGAAGGGTCGATAACAACACCACCAGGCACAGAGTAGTCATTAGGCTTAGTCTTGAGCAAGCGAGCCCACTGCTGGTAAGATACCAAAGCAAAAGAGGCATCGAAGTTAGCAGCCAATTGGTTAGCAATCCAGTCAACCAGTTGCTCAGCATCAACAGTTGCAGAGGTAGTAGTTGAACCAGTAGCAGCCAAAGATACAGTGCTGAAGAAGGTAGCATTCTCCTTCTTGTAGAAATCACGGAGCAGCATTCTCTGCAAAGTGTTCTGCAAGAAAGGCAGTTGGAACATCATCTGCTTGCTGAAACGAGCAAAGCCAGCGATGTAGTCAGATACAACCTTTACTTCAGTCAAATCGTAGTCGATTTGGCTTTTTGCAATACCCTCAGACTGAACACCGATAGAACCTTCAGAACCAGTCTCACGATAGGTTACATAAAGTCCAGTGGGAGATACAGCAGTAGGGATAAGATCACGCATGTTAATCTTTTGAGCAGGCACCAAACCTTGACGCTGGTTGTAGTTAGCTACACCATCACCACTGAGGTTATCTCCGAGGGTCATTGTACCTACTGACTTAAGGTCGATAGTCAGCTTGGCATTCTTGTTCTTTTGGAACTCTTTGAGTTCAGCTTGCTTAGCTTCAAAAGCCTCAGCGATAGCCTCGTTGTAAGCCTCACCGAAAGACTTGTTCTTGTTGTCAACCTTCTTAGCTGACTTCTCAGCAATCAGGTGATCAAGAGCAGCTTGGTTTTTCTTAGCAGCCTCATCCATAGTTACCACAGCAGCCTTTACTTCGGCTACATCATTTTTTACATCAGCGATAGCAGCCTCATTGGCGGCTTTCATCTTTTCAACAGACTCAGTAGCTGATTTTACCGCAGTCTCGATGCTTTTCAATTCTTCCATTGTTAGGAATTTAATTTAGTTAATAAGTTATTTAAGTTATGCTTCAATCCGCTTAAATCAACCTCCGGCTCCTTAGCTTCTGCAACTGCCTCAGCGGGTTGCTCCTCTTTAGGAGTGGTATCTATTGAAATAAGTGATTTAATTGCTTCGTTAATTTGTGCTACTCTGATTTCGATAAACTCGAAGGCATCATCAGAGAAGCGGCCATCTTTTAATGACTTTAAGAGCATGCTCAGCTCTTTGCTAAGTTTAGCATGGTTGTCAAGGATTTCTTGACCACTTAGGCTTTTACCTACCTCAATGGTAGGGGTGTTAGGGTTAGCACCCCAAAGGACAGCAGAACCTTCAAAAAGCAATATCTCTTTGATAAGGTTGTACTCACCCTCAGCACTCTTTTGGTTCTCAGCCTTGATAGTTCTAAAGCCTACCGAATGCTGGTTAATATGACCAGATTTGTAGAACTCAAGAACATCATTGCCCCATGTAGTGTTAGGCACATCAGTAATACCTACCAGATAGTCCTTTTCTACATACAACTCAGAAAACTTGCCAATGGCTGACTTTAGGCTTGGGTTGTGGTCTGTCAGATGCCAGATGAGGTTAGCCCCTTTAGGACCTCTCTCTGCCATTGTCTTGTTGTAGGCATTAAAGTCAATGACATCATTGTCAAGGTCTTTAGAGCCCATTTGGCTAATGGCAACCTTTACTTTGCGAGTTGTCGTAGAGACATCCTGCACTGAGTTGCTTACTGTCTTTTGTTCAAAGTATCTTTTCATATTCAATATTTTGGGAGGGTTGACCCTGGTTATTATTTCATGATTCCGCAGTATTGGCCGTAGCCGATCAAGCTCCTCCCCTGTTTATTAATCTACCTCTGCTATCTCTTTTAGGTACAACAATCCAAGAACATCTGCAATTTATGACCATCCCTGCCGAACCGCCCGGAGCTAAAGGATATTCAATCTGCTCTTTGCTTCTAGGGTCCACAAAGTTGTCGTAAAAGTCCACTACCTGACCGTCCATGTGATAATGGTCTTTAGGTTGCTCGGGTCTAAAACCTCTGGTCCTAGTATCTCTAAACGCAATCCATTCTTTGACCATTTCGTAGTTAAAGGACTCAGCCGATGCTTTTACCCCAGTATTGGCAGCTCTGCCGACCTCTGTTCTGATAATCCGCTCCGCTTGCATAGCCGTAAAGCCTGATTCTTGAAACAGCTTAACAATCTCATCGACCGTTAACTCTTTGGCGATTGCAGATTGCAATACGAGAACTAAGTGATTCCTAAGTGTCTCGGAGGTCTTAACAACGGCATATTGCAGTAGGGTCCTTTCAAGCTCATCCATTACGAACTTTGCCCACTGCTCTGACCTGCCTATCCCCTTTTGCCCAGCTTCTCTGCGGATTAACTTGTAAGTCTGATTAGCCCAATACACCCCAACTGACTTGTAAATACTCTCAATTGGTTTGTAAAGCTCATCATTCCAGAGCATTGTCCGTAAGTCCACCAAAGCCTGTCTTGGACCACGTTTCTTAATTGTACCTATCAAAGAGCTGACAACCTTATCAAGTTGTCTTTTGACTTTAGGAAAGTGTGTTTTGCCGAACTTGCGATTGGTATTCGCAAACTGCTTGGCATACTCTGTTCTCTCCTTGTCTGTCATTCATTAACCTATTTTTTAAGGCTAATCGCTTAGCCTCCATTTTAGCTTTTAGTAAGGCACAGGACCGCTCCCTTTTTGTGATGGGATAGGTTCTATATACCTCACTCATTATCGAGGTCATCTTCATCCTCGTTATTTACATTACTCAGGTCCATGTTTGGAGCCTCGTACTCGCTAAATGGCATACCATCTTGCGTAGTAATCCAAGGCTCGTCAAAAATGGGGTTCTCAATTCTTTCTAATCCCAACAGCATCCTTTGCTCGTTAGGGCTAAGGGCTTTGAGGTCTTTAATCCATCCTGACTTTTCTACAACATCCTCTTGTAGTTCTGTAAATACGGTATGGTCAAAGTCAATGTAAACATTCTGGCCTTTGTATCCCCAGTCTGTTTGTAGCTTTCTGTTAAAGTGGTTGCGGAACGACACCAACTGAGGCATGGCACAGCGTGTTGTAAGGGCCTTTTCGGCCTCTCTGACATTGTTATAGGTGCTAGACTCAGAATCACCCACCAACTGGCTAGGAACCCCATAAACCGAGCTAAATCGCTTTAGGTCCCATTTCTCAGAGTCAATGATTGACAGCTCTACTGGGTTAAGCCCAACAGACTGCCATCCCATCTTGTAACCAGAGACACCAATGCGGCCCCAGTTCTCTGATCCTACCCATTCGCCTTTACCTACGAGTTTACTCTTAATAGCCTCTACTTGCTTTCTTGTATCGGCCACATCTACACCGCCATTCATGACTCTTGGGTCATCAACATAAAGTACACCCTTAACCCCTTGATTTTCGAGCATAGCCGCACTAGCTTTGATAGCCGAGTTAGACCTGCTTAATCTGCGCAGAGCAGCTTTAAGAGGGCTCATGCCGTAAAGGTGAGCCCCATTGATATCCCAGTCGTAGTTTTGGTACTTATCGTGTAAGACTTGCTGTTTTGTGAACAAAGCATTTGAAAGGACCGGTATCATATACCCCTCTTCAACGATGGGGAACATATTAGTCGAAGCAATGATATTTACCTCTTGGTAGGGTAGATTATGCAACTGATAAGGCTTGCCCTGATTGGCTCCCATGTCTAGCATCTGAGCCCAAACACAGCGGCCACCAGTTATCAGCTTATATCCAGTAGAGTTAGCGACTAGGTCTTGAAAGGTCTCGTAGTCGTTAGGGTATCGTAAAAGCTCAGTAAGTCTATCAACATAAATAGGCTCTAAGGCTTTCTTCTTATAGCCCATAGCCTTTTGAAAGTCTTCGGTAGAGATGTCCTTTTTTCTCATTAAGCCCTCATAAGCCTTAAAAGCAGCCTCATCGACTACCTTGTAAGTGGACCACTCAGGCAGCTTTACCTTGTCTGTAATCAGGGTTATTGTAGAGTAAAGGATATCATTAACCTGATAACCGTCTCTTATGTAGTTAGTTCTATTATCGCTGATGCCAACAAAAGTGCCCCCAGTTACCTGATAGGAAGCAAAAGGCTGGCCTATCGGCATCATCGGCACCGCTTTCTTTGTTAGTGCATCCCACGCATCTTTTATTCTACCCACTTTCTTTATTTTACCAAGCCATCACCTCGAATCGGGGCTTGTTTAGTTTCGTGTAAATTGCATACCGCATCGCATCGCATAAGTGATCCCACATCTTAACTGGCTGCTCATCGGAATGAACCTTGCCATCTTTATCGACTTTCCATTTGTAGGACCTAATCTCTTTAATCAGGTTCGTGCTGTCAGGGGTAACGATTAAAGGCTGGCTCTTGACCTTTTGGATGCCCGCATAGACATCCTTTTCGGCTGGCTTTGCATTGTACCCAGCTCTGACCAGTTCCTCAATAGTCTTAGGCTCAGCAGCATCACAGTAAATCTCATCGGACCTTTTAATGTCTAAGAGCTTTAGCCTTTCTATTAAATCGGTGGTAGTTAGCTTAGTTTCGTAAAGCATTTCCTTGACAAAGGTTTGTTTCTCGTGAAAGCCCACCTTGACTAAAGCAGTTGGTACTGAGTAGCCAAAGTCTAAGCCATAAACCGTTTCGCATTCATCCGGGAACTGACCTTGCCTCCAATGGGTATAGATAATCTCTGAGGACTTACCCCTTTCTCCCAACCCAAAGACTTTCCAGAGGTTCTCGTCTGCATCTTTCAGACTTTCAATCTCCGCTACTTGCTCACTTGGCAAGAATGGATTGTCTTTGTAGGTTGAGTGGATTAAGAGGTTAGTATCTCTATCAGCGACATCGTACACCCAGCTCATCTCATCGACTGGGTTAAAGTCTAAAAAGATGGTCTGCTTGGTTCTAAGGGCTAACTGCTGGTAAATAGAGTGGGGCAGTAGATTAGCCTCGTTAATAAACAAGATATCTCTGCCTGGTCCTCTGACCTTCCCCGAGTCCTCAGCCCCAAAGAACTCTATATAAGAGCCATTAGGGTAGTGATAGACATTGTCGGTCTTGTTAAAGTTGTCATCTGAGTAAAGGTCAGCATCTTCGAGTATCTTTAGGATATCTCGCCTAGCACCCCTTTTCAAATGGGGTAAGGATGGACTAACCACCGAAATCGTAACCTTTTCCTTGTGCGGTATGTAAAGAGCTAACAATTGTCCTATCGAGTAAGTCTTGCCTGATCTGGTTGAACCTTGGTTAGCGATAACCCGGTATTTCCGCAAATCATAGGCTTCCTTGTTTCTCTCAAAGACATTTGTATATTTAACTTTGACTGTCCTCATCGGCAGCCTTTTCAAATATTATATTAACACCACCCGAATGATTAAGGTCCACGGTTTGCTTTGACTTACCATAGGCCCTATCTAACAACACTTCAGCAGCCCTCACATCTCCTTTGGCTGCCTTTGCCCTTAAAGCCATTAGAATAGCTTTAGCGGCTTCAATTCCATCTTTATCCTCTCCAAGCACATCGGCTAGTAGTTCATCCAGTTTAGGTAGCTTTTTTGGTCGGCCTTTGTTTTCAGGCTGATTATCACTACTAAACTGAGTGGCAGGGTTTCCGCTTTTACCTTTCTCAAATGGCATATTCCGTAACTACTCCGTTTTTTTTGATGATTAGGCTAGGGTCTAGCTTTCTCATCCGGTCTATTATAACTTGACAATACTTTGGGTCTAATTCCATTCCGTAGCACTTTCTTTTAAGTTGATGTGCTGCTACCATTGTTGAGCCAGAACCTAAAAATCCATCAAATATAAGATTACCTTTAATTTGATCATTTATAATATCAGACAAAACTTTAATAGGTTTTTGTGTAGGATGAACTCTTTTATCTTTTTCTCCTTCACGAATCATTCCATTCCAAATCTGCTTATAAATCCTAACTCTTGTTTCAAAACTACACCAAGCCATTTCGCCATCAGCAAAATTATTGCTATTCATATCTCCTCTTTTATCCCAAATTATCCAACTCGAACTAAATGGAAGAAAATCAGTAAAATAATTCCCTCCCCAGATTATAAAGTTTTCAAATCCTAAACTTATACAAGTTTGATAAAATTCTTTTGCAGTATCTGTTGTATCATCAGCAATAACCTTGCTATAAACTCCATTTTTTGCTTTATTATCTCCTCCTACCTTTCCATTATTTCCAACAATATCTATTCCATAGGGAGGATCTGTAAATACCATATCAGCCTTTTCTCCATTCATTAGGTTTGCAACTTGGTCGCTATCCGTTGAATCCCCACAAAGTAAACGATGCTCTCCTATCTCAAATAAATCCCCTAAAACTATGTCAGTCTGGACCGTTTCAGGTACTTCAAAGTCATCTTCCTCAGCTTCTAATACTTTTGGTTCGTAATCAGGAATATCTAAGCCCCAATCGGTTAGCTTTTCTACATCCCATTCATTAGCCAGCACATCCCACTCCCACTCGCCAAAGCCTACATTGTCTTTGATGATAAATTCTTTCTGTTGTTCGGGTGTCAAAGAGCTTGCCATTATAATTGGCACTTCTTTTAGGCCAGCTTCAATACAGGCTTTTAACCTCATATTGCCGCCTAAAACGACCATTTCGTCGTTTACAACTATCGGCCTAATTTCCAACATCTGAGGGAACTCTTGGATGCTTTTTACAAGTTTTTTGAACTTGTCATCCTTTATTACCCTGGGATTGTCTTGATTTAGCCTTAGTTCAGTTATTGCTGTGATCTGAATCTGTGGCATGGCTTATACAAAAAAGCCCACAACCCCGAAAGGTTGTAGGCTCATTGATTTTTTACCCTTTATTCACCCCCTAATATACGAAAAATTTTTGAATCTACCAAATCTAAGTGTTATAACTTATCAACATCTGTACCCCATCGACTAAGTATGCGGACCAATTCAAGCATGATTCCTTGCCCTCCGGGTGTCATTAGGGGATGGACCCCATCCAAACACTTTACCTCTAAAGAAGCATCAGCTGGACAAAATAAGTGTTTTGCCTTACATAACATAGGGATATCCCATGCCGAGTCTCCAATGGCTATCTGGTAGTCAAAAGGGATGGTCTCCTTATTTCGTATGATGTGCAATTGAGCCCCAGACCTTCTAAGGTATTGTTCTGCTCCAGGCCAACTGCTTGCCGTTACTAAATGGACCTGATAGCCCATAGAGATTAGCTCTTTAATGGCTCCGATGTCCTTGTTATTAAAGGACTTAATGATGTTACCTTGATGGTCAACCCAGATTTTGCCATCTGTTAAGCAGCCATCGATATCACAACATATTGTCATTGTATAGGTTTTAGATTTTCTCCAGTAGTGGGATTGCCGTATATTCTTATATCATTTTGGTCAACTGTCCTTACTATTCCGGTATCATATAATCGTATAATAAACTGAGGATTGGAATGTATTGATCCGGCTATCATAAATAAGGCTACCCCATAGCCCAATGGTGTCTCTACATCAAAGGGGTTTACTATTTCGTGTATTGTTTGAACTATCATTTTTTAATTATCCAATAATACCAATCCCGACCTAATAAATTGACTGTTGCAAACTTATGTGGAGGCCATGCAATAATGGTTTTTGACTTCTTGCCTAAGATAACCATGCAGCCATGATCATCTAATGATATATCCCATTGATGGAAGCCTTGCCAGTTCTCATGTGTTGCCTCGTTAAAGAACCCTTGCACAATTAGATAGCCTCCTGGCTTAACAGCTTGTAATAACAAATCTAAGGCTTTTCTGGTCTCTTGGGTATGGTCTAAGGCATTTGAGATATGTACTATGTCAAACTCATTCTTAAAGGGCAATTCCTCTGCTGGGTAGGGTAGTGGGGCTTTTAGCTTATGTCTCTCAAAGTCAAAGACTAATTTGTAAAGGTCTCCCAAAGGGTCGCAAGCGGTTACATTTACTAACCCATTTAGGATTGAGCAGACCCCTGAGCCTACATCTAATACTTTGTGATTAGGTACAGATAAAATAAAGTCTGCCACCTCTTGGTTCAGCTCGGGTGTTTTTACTTTCTTTACCCAGCCTTGTAAAAAGCGGTCTGTTTTTACAAATTGCTGCCAAAAGGATAATTCATGATAAATTCCATGCAGTTCTAAAGTTGTCATTTTGTTTTATTTAGGCCATAAATCTTGTTGCCAGTTTTTACCCCATTTTTGCAGCATGTGTCTTTGACTGATTGGGGTCCAGTAGTTTCTAAGCTGCTTTCTGAGCTGACCGATGGGATGCTCTTTTTTATTCCTTAAATAAGTATGCCCGATGACTTGGCTATGAAGCACACCTACCTTTTTTGGCTTGACCCGATGGCACCAATCTAAGTCCATGTAATAATAAGGCAGCATTTCGTCTAAGAGATTAATGTTAAAGACCTCTGCATTAACCATAGGGGCGGTCCATTCTATAAAAGGGGTCTCTTTGGGTTCGTGTCCATTTGGCCATTGGAATTTATGATCAGATGTGGACATAGCCGGATGTATGCCAGCCCAGCCTAATGTCTCGCAAGCCATTGCTAACTCATAAGGCATCTGAGGCTTGAAGGTTACATTTGAGACAAACCAATAATAATCAGCCTCTTTGTTTTTGGCTATGATTGTATTGTAAGCCCTTGACATATTTCCTACCCCATCCCGACTGACGATCTCATAAGGTAACCCAGTTTCCTCGATACATTTTAGGGTCTCTAGCCATTCTGGTTCTAAGTATTCAAGGGCAACAATTAAGATTCTCATTTTAGGGGTGTTAAATGTACAATAAGGTTTCCATCTTTAGTGTCTATGTGCATAATTGCCCAGAGCTTGTCAGTATAGCCAAACTTATAAGCCTCAGACAAGGTAAAATAGTTTATAAAAGTGTGCTTCCGATAGCATCTTACATGAGTAGGATCAGCAAACTGCAAGTCTGGGTTTGCCCCTGCTTCTGGGGTTTCTATGTATAATGCACCCCCTTTTTGTAGTATGCGATGACTTTCATTCATAAAATCTAGCAAGTTATTAAGATGTTCCACCACATGGATAGCAGATATCTCTGTCATGCTATTATCCTCAAAAGGCCAAGGTGTAAAGTTTAGATCATGTACGACATCAACATTATCAAATAGTCTTACATCTAAAAAGATATCATTTTCTCTTCTAGGCCAGTTAGGACCGCATCCAACTATAAGCTGCATATTATTTGATTAATTTTTATCATCCAGTAATCCCAAGTGTATGTCTGCACATGGGTTTTAATATTCTCAGACCGTTGCTTTAATTGCTCTGGGTTATTTATTGCAAACATCGTGGCATCAAATAACTTGTCATAAGAGTAGCCAGTCTTAAAAGAGTTGCTATCATTTAGGTCATCATCCCCCTCAATAATGGCTCTTATTGTTACCGTTCCTTTTGTGCCAGCTTCTAAAGGTGCAGTGGACCTAGCATCATATTTAGTAGCCTTAATCATAATGGTTGCCTCATCATATAAACGATTCATAGTTTCTAGACTTGGCTTAGTAAAGTATTCTGCATAGATATTGTCTTTGGCTGCCTGTAACCCAAAGCCTTTAATTGTCCATGCTTTCTCTATTAAGTTTTTAGCTACTTGAACTGATATCTTTTCGGTGTCTTTAGCCATGTTAGTAGGCTCTGGCGATTCTAGTAGTGCTATTTTACCCTCTTTTGGTTTATTGCTAATAATGAAGTCATCTAGATTGACCCCGTTGCCTACATAATGTATCGGGCCCTTTCTTTGGTATTTATTTTGTAAAAACCTGATATTCCACTGGCTTATTGAGATTAAAGGATATTTAGTAGTGTATAAAGCTAGGCAACTATCAAAAAATGACTTGTTGGTTATATTAAACAGATGCTCCAGCATTTG